ACCAGATTATTCTGGAAGCCCGTGGTTTGCGCGAGCAGGCAAAAGGGCTGCGATCAATAGCCGCCGCATTGCGGTATATCGGGCAACAGAGAAGAAAACATGCTGCCATTCGAATGGGACAGTATCATTCTGACGTTGGTGATATGCATTTTCATAATCGTGCTGGCCTTTTGGATATTGAGCAGAAAGTAAAATGATCACCGTCGTCTTTTGGCTCTGGAAAGATCCTCTCTGTCACAGACAGTACACCGTCGAACACGTCGAGCGCGCGGTGGCGATGGTGGATCGAAATCTCACCTTGCCTCACCGCTTCGTCTTGATTACGGATCAGCCGGTAAGTATTGCCAATGTCCGTACGGTTCCCCTCTGGCCCGATTTCCATCTCGTTAAAGCTCCTTCAGAACGTTGGCGGCGGGACTATGTACAGTGCTACGTCCGGCTCAGGATCTTCAGCGCCGAAGACTATATCCGCGACATCGTCGGCGAGCGGTTCGTCTCGATGGATCTGGACATGATCGTCTCTGGCAGCCTGGATCCGCTGTTCAGCCGGACCGAGGATTTCCTTATCGTCAAAGCGCTGGATCACCCGCATCGCGGCCCCTACAACGGCAGCATGTGGATGATGACGACCGGAGCCCGCAGAGAAGTCTGGGAAGACTTTAGCCTGGAAGCCATAAAGGCCATGCCCGACAACATCGATTTTCATATTACCGATCAGGGATGGATACTCTACCGGCTCGGCGAGAAAGAGGCGGGCTGGGATCACCGCGACGGAGTCTATCTCTGGCCCTCGATAGTTTGGCATCAGATCCAGCGGCCCAAGCAGCTCCCGAAGAATGCGCGGGTGAGCTTTTTCAACGGCGGCGACAAGCCCTGGGACATGGTGTGGTCGAAGAAATTGTGGATGGCGGCGTGAAACCGCAGGACGTGATAGAAGCCTTGAAAATCGCGCTGGTGATCTGGGTGCTAGCGGCGGCGTTGCTCTTGGCTGGATGCGGCGCGAATTATTTCGCCTCGAAGACAACCGCCAGTTACGAGGTTACGAAGAACGGTAAAGTCATCGAATACAGTTCGAATAAAGAGCAGCAGGGCTTGCTGTTAGAGATCAAAGAAATAGATGGCAGAACTCAGTCTATAACGATAAGCGTGGACAAAACCGGAACACCGGACGCCGTGATAGCGGCTGCGCTTCAGATGTCTCTGAAGTTTACGGAGTTGATGAATAGTTTGATTCCGTTGATCGAGAAAGCCGCCGTGGCAGGAACATGACAATCCACGAACTTCGCAAGCTCGCCGAATCGATTCCTTCGCAAGGCGGAAAAGAAATCGGCCTCTGGCTGGAACGTTATGCGGCATGGGTTCCCGACAATAGCGCCATCGTCGAGATGGGCTCCTGGCTCGGCTCCGGCACCGCTTTCCTGGCGATGGGCGCTATGATCACCGGTGCCCCGATTCACGTCTACGATCGGTTCAACTGCGCCAGCGACGAAGAGCAGTTGAAAGCCCGCGTTCAGGGCGTTGAGTTGGCCATCGGTCAGGACACATTGCCGCTTGTCCGCGCAAAGCTCGACAAGTTTCCGGTTCAAATTCACTGGCATCAGCTGACTTTCAGACCAGGCAAGGCGGGGATCGCTTGGAATGACAAGGTCGGTCTCTATGTCGACGATCTCACCAAGACCGATGAGAATTGGGAAGCCGCCATGAAGATTTTTCAGCCCTTTTTTATTCATGGTGAAACCGTCCTAATTCTTATGGATTTTCATTTTGATCAGGTTGCCGGTTGGGCATATGGTGCGCAACGTCGATGGGCGACAAAATACGCAGCCGATTTGGAAATAATCGGCGACCTTTGGAATTTTCAGTCCGTTCGTGCATTTCGTTATCTCTAGAACTAGGCGAGGCGCGGCCAGGCAAGGCCGGGCTGGGCATGGCAAGGCAGGGAGTCAGTTAGCAGCTTTTCGCTACTTGTGATAAACACGCGTTACAGGATTTTTGTAGCAACGAAAAAAAAGGAGGAAAGGTTTTATGGCTGAAGTAGCAGATCAGGCAAAGGTAGACGAGGTGCGCGAAAAGATTCAGAAGCAATTAACCAAGCTTGGCAATTTAAATTCTCGGATCAGCGTGCGCGAGCTCGATTCGGAAGAACTGCAGTCGATCGAGCAGGATTTGAGCAAGGTAGCGTCGAGCGAATAGTTTTTCTTCTGTTGGCATGGATGCGTCAGGCAATCCAGAGGATAGCTCGGTTTTTAGACCTCCGCGATATCGTATTTTTCGGCGGTCTAGTTATGCTCGGTTACGGTCTTTATCAGATTTACCCGCCCAGCATGTATGCCGTTCTAGGCGCTATCTTGATTATTGCCGCCTGGAGATGAGATGGGATTTCTAGACAAGCTCTGGAAGCGGTCCAACAACGATCAAGTCCTCCATCTGGGCGATCCTGCTTTGTATGACTTATTCACCGCAGGTAACCGCTCGGTGGCCGGCCACGCCATCACGCCGGAAAACTCGCTCAGGATTTCCGGTTGGTACGCCGGCATCCAGATTATCACTGGCGCGGTTTCCTCTCTCCCGGTCATCACCTACCGCAGATTGAAAAACGGCGGCAAGGAACGCGCCACCGATCATCCCGTCTATCGTCTCTTGCATGATCAACCCAATCCGTGGATGACACCGACGGAGTATTTTGAAAATAGTCAGGCGCACGTGTTGCTCTGGGGCAACGCATTCTCGTTCATCGAATCCGACGGCGCGGGCTATCCGGTGGCGCTATGGCCGCTCGATCCCAGCCGCATGCGCATGGACGTCGTGGGCGACCGGATGGGCAACCGGATCCGCTATTTCCACTATCCCGAAAACGGCGGCGAGGTTTATATCCCTCAGGAGTGGATGCTCCACGTCCGCGGTCTCGCCCGCGCGTGCGATTATTCGATCTGGGGTTACTCCCCTGTCGATCTCGCCCGCGAGCAGCTCGGCCTGGCGAAAGCCGAGGAGGAATACCGCGCGCGTTTTTTCCGCAACGACGCCAAACCTTCGGGGATCATCGAGTACCCGGGCGCTCTGACGGACAAGGTGCTGGAGCAGTTCAAAAAAGATTGGGTCGGCAGTTATGCCGGCGTCAGCAACCGCCATAAGGTCGCTTTTCTTGAAGGCGGCATGAAATGGCACGACGTCGGATTCCCGCCCGACGTGGTCCAGTTTATCGAGGGCCGCCGCTTCCAGCTCGAGGAGATCGCCCGCATCCTGCGGATTCCCTTAGTGCTGCTACAGTCGATGGAGAAATCCACATCATGGGGCTCCGGCATCGAGCAGCTCATGCTGGGCTTCGTGCAGCTCTGTATCCGCGAATGGGTGAAGCGCTGGGAGCGGCGCATCAACGTCATGCTCTTTTCTCCCCGCGAGCAGGCGACTCTATTCGCGGAGTTTCTCCTGAAGGACCTCCTGCGGGCCGATTCGATCACCGAGGCGCAGGTGCTCCAGATCGAGCGGCGCAACGGCGTCATCAGCGCCGACGATTGGCGCGATATTACGAATCGCAATCCGTTACCCGGCGGCATCGGCAAAAAATACGTCATCGAAGGCAACATGACGACCCTCGACAAGGTGGGCGAGGATCAAGCGGAGCCGAAACGACCGAACGGCGGGCAACCGAGCGAAGACAAACCGGCCTTTACCAACGGAGCGGCTCACTAAATCATCGAATGGTAAATTACGATTGAGCGGCAAAAAAAAATTTGTCCAGCAGCCTATGACACCCAAGAATAGCGTGCGAGTGGATGAGCTCGCCAGGGAATGGGATTGTTCCGAAAGAACTGTTCGCAGACTGATTACTAACAACGAATTGGAAGCTTACAAAATCGGCTCGACGTGGCGCATAAAACGTACCGAGGCCGACGATTACATCAAAAAAAGTGGACAACGCCGGTCAACTCGGACATAAATGCCTTTTTTCTTCTTGAATCCTTCCAGCTTTCCTAAAATAATCCACAGCTAGACAATTTTGGTCCGGCTCTTCAGACGTGAAGAGTATCTGACCGGTGCCTCCTGAAAAAGCCGATCCCGTGTCACGGCGGGACCGGCTTTTTTTATTTGAGGTGTAATACGCCCTGGCACGTATCGAAAAGCTCCGAATGTCCGAAATCCAAACCCTGGGCGGTCATCAAGAACTCTGACAGCTCGGTCGTCGGTTGCCATGCCACAGAGGAAAGCGCGATGAATCAGGTCAAGGCTCTCTACGCCAGCGAAAAAAAATCCCAGACACCTCTGGCCATCAAATGGCGCACGAAAAACGAAGGCGTCATGAATGCCACCGTCGAGTTTCGCGTCAGATCTGGCCAAAATCCGATGCTCGCCGGTCATGCCGCGGTCTTTGATCAGCTCTCCGAGGAGCTCGGTTTTTTCGAATCCTTCCGCGAGATCATCAAGCCCGGCGCTTTTTCGGAAACGTTAAAAACCGCCGACGTGCGGGCGCTCTGGAACCATGACCCCAACTTCCCTCTCGGCCGGGTCCGCGCCAAAACTCTCAGGCTGGCCGAGGATGCCGTGGGTTTGGCCGTAGAGATCGACATGCCGGACACCGACTATGCCCGCAACATCATGGCGCTGGTGGAACGGGGCGACGTGAACCAGATGTCTTTCGCCTTCAGCGTTCCCGACGGCGGCGACGACTGGAAGCGGAGCGACGAAGGTCTGGTCCGGGAAGTCAAAGCCGTCAATCTCTTCGATGTTTCGCCGGTTACTTTTCCGGCATACACGCAGACGGACTTAGGTGTCCGAAAAGAAATCCGCTCTATCGCCGATCAGCTCTTCAACATCAAAGAGCCTCTCAGCGATGAGGACGCCCAGTCGATCGCCCGCGATCTGCGGTACGACTCGTGGGAAGAATGCATCTCGGACCAGAAGAAAAAGGGTTACTCCGACGAATCCGCCGACAAGATCTGCGGCATGATCAAAGCGGAATATGGCGGCGCGTCTTTTAAACCGGCCAATCTATCCGTCCACGACATTATTCTCGGCGCCCGCAAACAATTCACCAACGAAGAAGAGAAAGAGATGAAAGACGCGGCGGCCCGCAGCGAACGGCGGCGGGCTATTCTCGACGGCCGATCACTGCCTAGTGAGTCAAAGAGCAACGTGCTGAGTTATCGCGAGATCATCAAGCAAGCGAGGGAAAACTAAAAAGTTAAAAACCCAAAGGAGAGGAGCCCATGTCGCAACTGAACATTACCGAACTGAAGCAGCAGCGCGCCAAGATCGTCACCGAGATGCGCGCCATGCAGGACCGCATCGACGAGGACGGCAAGGAAACCGGCGAAGACACCGAAAGGTTCGCCCGCATGGAAAAAGACATCCGGGCTTTAGAGATCCGGATCGAGCGCGAGGAGCGCCTGCAGGAGGAAGAGGCGAAGCTCGCCAAGACCAACGGCCATCAGTTGCGGAACTCTCCGGACGGGCTCATGTGGGACGGCATCCATTACCCGAAGTTCGGCCAGGCCAGAATACCGACGCCGGCGGAAGTCGATCGCCGCGCTTCCTTCGCCTTACAGGGCTGGCTCATGTCGGCTCATCCTAACGCGAAGATTACCGAAGAGCATGTCGAATCGGCGAAATACTTCGGCTTCGACGTGCGCGACAAGGAAATTCCGCTGCCTATTGTGAAGAATTACCGCAGTTTCAGCAGAGAATGGAAAGCAAGGGAATTTCGAGTCGGCTTGACTACTTCCCCGACCGGCACCGACGGCGGCAACATCATTCCGGAAGGTTTTGTCTATGCCTTGGAGGAAAGCCTCCTGGCCTTCGGCGGCGTGCGCCAGGTCTCCGACGTCATCCGCACCGACACCGGAAACGATCTGCCCTGGCCAACCGTCAACGACAACGCCAACAAGGGCGAGATTATCGCCGAAGGACCGACCGGCAACATCGGCGCCTCGGTGGATCCCGCTTTCGGTCAGGTCATCTATAAGGCTTTTAAATATTCCAGCAAGCCGATTCTGACGAGCTTCGAGCTGTTGCAGGACAGCGCGTTCGATCTCGGAGCCCGGCTGGGCGAGATGTGCGGCACCCGCATCGGGCGGATCCAGAATGATCACTTCACCACAGGCGCGGGAACGACTCTGCCGAAGGGTGTGGTCGTTTGCGCCAGCGCGGGCAAAGTTGCGGCCAGCGCGACCGCTATAAAAGCCGACGAGCTGATCGACCTGGAGCATTCGGTCGATCCGGCTTATCGTCCCAACGCCAGCTGGATGTTTCACGATCAGGCATTGGCGGCAATCCGCAAATTGAAAGTAGAAGTCGGCGCCAACGTGGTCGGGGACTACATATGGCAACCCGGCTTGCAGTTCGGCGTGCCCGATAGAATTCTCGGTTATAGATACACGGTGAACCAGTCTATGGCTTCCACGTTCGCCATCAACGCGAAGATGGTCCTGTTCGGCGATTTCAACAAGTACAAGGTCCGCGACGTGGCGACGATCCGGCTCCGGAGACTCGATGAGCTCTACGCGGCCAGCGACCAAGTTGCATTTGTAGCGTTCATGAGAAGCGACGCCCAACTTTTAGATGCCGGAACCGATCCGATAAAATATCTGGCGATGGCGGCCAGCTAATCGGAAGGAGCAACTTCCGATGAGAGTCCAATCTCTCCAGCACATCATCAACGGCAGCGGCCACGATGTGCTGGAGGGCATCACGGTCGTTTTCAATCAGACCTTCGACCTTCCCGAAGACAAGGCAATCGAAGCGCAGAAACGTGGATTGGTGCGCCTTGTCATAGACGCGCCGGAATCGGAATCGCCGCCGCCCGCCATCGAGACGACCGCGGCGCCAGCTGCTCCCGAGCGTGCATTATCCAGACGGGGCACGAAGGGCCGGTTCGTAAAACCAACGGGGGAGGGAGATGACTAGTCTGTGTCTCAACGCCGCTTATGTCCTGGTGACGCCGCCGGTCGAGGAGCCGATACCGCTGCGCGATCTGGATCTCTTGAAAGTTCATCTGCGGGTGGACACGGCCGACGACAATCTTTTGCTCCAGGAATACATCGTGGCAGCTCGAGTCTATCTGGAGAAGGTCGTCAGCTTCATGCTCATGCGCCAGACATGGGATCTCTGTCTGGATTTTTTCCCTTCGACGATCGAGATTCGCAAGCGGCCCGTGAGCTCTATCGCGTCGATCTCGTACAGTGATGCGGACGGCGCGGCGCAGACCCTGGATCCGGCCACCTATTACATCGACGTCAATTCATTCTTCGCCCGGGTTGTGCCGGTCCAGGGCACTTGGCCGACCACGCAGCGGCGCCCCGGGGCGGTGACGGTGCGCTTTAGCGGTGGAGCCGACAAGCCGGAAGACGTAGATCCGGTTTTCCGCCAGGCGCTGAAGCTTCACGTCGCGCTCTTATACGCGAACCGGGAACCGATCACTGCCGAGAAGATCGAAAAAGTTCCTCTGGCCTATGATGCCCTGGTGGGGACGGAACGGGCGATTCCGGTATGAACATGCAAGCGGGCTTTTTGCGGCACAGGGTGGAGATTCAGAAAGCGACGGAATCCCAGAACACGGTCGGCGAAGCGGTCAAGACCTGGGCGACGGCAGCGAGCGTCTGGGCGCGGGTGAGCCCGCTACGCGGTAGTGAGTATTTCACCGCAATGCAAACCAAGGCCAGCGTCGATACCAAGATCACCATGCGCAAAAACGCCTTTCCAACGCTTTCGCCGAAACACCGGATCCGATTCGGCGCGCGCATCTTCGACATCGAAAGCGTCATCGACGTTGACGGCCTGGGCGACGCCATGGAAGTCAACTGCAAGGAGCAGGCGTAAAGAGTGAGCAGTGAGCAGTGAGCAGTGAGCAGTGAGCAGTGAGCAGTGAGCAGTGAGCAGTGAGCAGT